AAATCGCTTGATTCAATCAATAGCAATGACGGTACATGTAAAGAAGTGACAGTTCTCTGGAGTGTTCCAATGCCGGACTTCAAAGAGGGCTTTGCTTGTACAAATATTAGATTAGAAATTTTAATAGATCAATAATTATGACAGGAGAAGTAAGACCTATCGCTATGGGCGTAGGTAAAATTAAATTCGGAACAGTCGGTGACGGTGTTCCAGGAGCGGACCTCAAAGATTTTCCTCTTCCGACAAAAGGAAGTGTTGCATTTAACTTTGCAGATCCCAAGGAAGTGAAGATTGAAGTAGAAGGTAGTGAAGAACCCCTTTATGTTGAACTGGTGAAAGATACGACAGATTATGTTGAGTTCTCCATCCCTACTCCATCCAATGAAGTCCTTAAAGAACTGGCAGGCGGTGAAGTAGATACAACAGGAGGAAAAAATATCTGGAAAAAGCCTCTTAGTACTCCTTCTATCTCTAAAACGTTCCAGTGTGAAACATTACCTAAAGACGGTAAGAAGGTCGTTTATACCATCGTAAATGGCAAGATCGCCTCAAAGATTTCACAGGCTCCCGGATCAGAGCAAGCAGAGTTGTTGCTTGTTCGTGTATATATGCAAGCTGCTGTTACTGCAGACGGTAAGAGACAGACCGCTTTCATGCGCGAAGTAGTTACTATTGCCGGAGGCGGAGAAGCCCCAGCGAATGCTGCGAATGTCGAAGGCGGAGAAGCTGCTCCAAGTGCAGCTAAGAAATAACTAATTGGATTCCTGTATAGCTTAGTTGGTAAAAGCGCTACATTGGTTATGTAGATACCGGCGGTTCGAATCCGCCTGCAGGAGCAAACTTTTGAAGAATGGAGCCGAAAGTATTGAAAGTTAGTCGCGAATAACTGAATGTATTGCCTGGAAGTACAACGGGCTAGGCTCCTTGAGGAAATTATGAGTATAAAGAACTTATTTCAGCAAGAATCGGAATCCGTAACGGAGCAGCCTGTCAAGATTCCATTTGATTTTACTAACCGAGATTCTATTCCGAAAGGAAAGGATCCCGGTGATTGTATTGTAATAAAGCCTATCACTGTCCGGACATGGTTTAGAATTCGTCCACTTCTCCTTGAAATTGAAAAAGAAGATATTGATAAAATGATTGTTAAAGATGGTGAGCTGAATGCTGATTTTCCAGAATTGATGAATAAATATGGAGGACTACTTCTCGATGTCGTTTGCCTGGGCATTCATAACAAGCCAAGTGATCCGCCGGCATGGTTTAAAAACGCCCTCATTGACAATACGACATGGGAGGATATACGCATATTATTCAATGCAATCATATATCGCATAGGGTACCACCCTTTTTGTACCTCTATCACGATGCTTCGGAACGTGAGCCCGCTACGAGAGACGGAGATAATAGCCGCTCGGAAGAATCTGCAAAGCTGGAAGGATATAACCAAAGTAGATTCTTAGTTATTGCAAAGGAAGCTCTAGGATTAACGTTTAATCAAACGTTGGATAGTAGCTATGGATTAATAGAGATATTACTTCAGGAGTACTCATTTGTGATGAGACAGCGTAATAAGATGACTGACGAAGACGGAAATGTTGAAGGACGAGATTATGAGTGGGTAGAACTTCCGTCTTTTGATGACCCTAGTAAGACAGTCAGGATAAAGAAATATAACGATATTGCTGGAAAGGTCAAACGATAAGGTAATTTGCCATTGTGTTTATATATTAGGTTAACTGTTTTTTTATTAAATTGGTTTAGAGTATGTTTTCTAGTCCCTTGTATCTGTGAAGATATGGGGGATTATTTTTTAATCTCCTGAAGCTTCTGATTGAGAGATGCATTATCCCGCTGTAGATTCTCAATCAATCTTTTCTGATAAGCGAGCATCCCTTCAATTCTTCCTTCATCCTTGCCCTTCTTGTAAGCAGCATTGATTTCTTCTTCTGTGTAGTTCCTTTTATTCGCTACAGATACGTTCTCATTTTCCTTGGTCATGGCGCTAATGAATAGTAATTTATATATTATAGAAAAAGGCTATCTCTCCCCTATTCTTTCCGACCAAGGAACATAATCTATTGCAACGCATTAGGATTATGTAGCAAAGGGAATTGATAGCCTATATTGTGATATAGTAGGCGAATCAACTCCCTAATACGTTGAAATAAAAATCGTTCCTTGGTCTTAGAACACTGCAAAGATGCTTATTCTTCTCGAAATAGCCAAATTTTACCTCCTCTTTATATTTTAAGAATAAATGCTATATGGGTATTCAGAATAAAGATGGTGCGTTATATTTCGCTACAGGTATAGATAATTCAGGGCTATATTCCGGGCGTCAAGAAGCGATGGGAATCATAAAGGCAATGGCCGGTGAAATTACCGCTTTTGATGTATTCGGAGGGATTGGCATTAGTGCGGGGATCGCTTTTACTCAAGCAGCCAAAGAAGCATATAACTTCGAAAAGCAGTTCCAGCAAAGCATGAAAGAAGTTGCAACACTTTCAAGCGGAATAAAAGGCAGTCTTACCGATTTCATGAATAGTGCTATCGATATGACTAGAGAGGTTCCAGTTGGAGCCGTAGAATCAGCTAAAGCACTATATCAGATTGTATCTGCAGGACATGATGGAGCGGATGCTATGAATATTCTAAAAGTATCTGCTAAGGCTGCTATCGGTGGCGTTACAGAAACGGCTACTTCGGCAGATGCTATCACTACAATTCTTAATGCGTATAAAAAAGGAGCTTCCGAAGCAGAATCTGTTTCTGATATGTTATTTACCACAGCCAAGTTTGGTAAGACTACAATGGGAGAACTTGGAAAGAGTATTGCTCAAGCTGCTCCTATTGCCTCGTCCTTTGGCATTGATATCGAAGACGTGCTAGCAGCTGTCGTATCAATAACTAAACAAGGAGTTCCAACAGCCGAAGCTATGACTAAAATACGTGCGGCAATTATGGGAACGGCTAACCATTTAGGTGATGCAGCCTTTTCCGGACGTTCTTTCCAAGAAGCATTACAGCTCATCTATAACGAAGCAAATGGAAGTACCACAAAAATGAAAGAGTTATTAGGTACTGACGAAGCTTTACAAGCCGCCCTAATGATAACCGGACAGAATGCAGTAGGTGCTGCGTCCGATCTGGATCAAATGAAAAATGCAACAGGTGCAGCAGAAGCTGCTTTCAAAGAAATGTCTTCATCAACCGAGAATCAAATGAAGCTTCTTAGTAATAATATAACAGCAGCCCTTCGCCCGTTAGGACAGGAAATTTTGAAAGAGATATCCAGTGCGGCACAATCAATGAATGAAGCCTTTGCCGATGGAAGCGCTCAAGAAGCATTAAAAAATATAGGAGCTTTGATCGTTGTCGTTACGACGGCTCTTGCTGGATATAAAGGAAGTATTCTGGCTATAAGTACTGCTAAACAAACTTATGTAACAGTGACAGCGCTTGTTAATAAACAGCGTGCTATTGAAGCCGCAGATTTAGTCCTAAAGAAAGGCTTGTACGCTATTGAGGCAACAATGATTGCAAAGAATACATCTTCTCGAATCTTATTGACAAAAGCTCTCAAAGCTCAAACTATTGCACAACTAAAAAATGCTGCTGCAATGTTAACTAATCCTTATGTATTAGCTGCAGCTGCTTTTGCTGGACTTGGATATGCCGTTTATAAGTGTGCTACCGCTGAAACTGAAGCAGAAAGGGTACAAAAGAGATATAATAAAGTTGTAGAGGAACAAACTCAACAATTGGACGAGTTGAAAAATAAAACAAATAGCCTAGTTTCTATTGTTCAGGATGAAAATTCAACACAATATGACAAAGTTAAAGCATATAAGCAACTTCAAGCTCTAATGCCAACCGTCTTCTCCAATATGGATATTGAGACATTGAAACTTATGGATCATCTCTCTTTGAATAAACAAATTAATAATGAAATAAATAGAAGAGAAAGAATTGGGGCAAAGACCAATCTTGTATTAGCCCAAAATAAACTTAATTCCATAAATTCACGTCTTGACAAAACAAGCAAAGAACAGGCTGAATCTCCTAGTGGACAAAAGGCCGCCGTTATTCAAAAAATTCAAGAGGAAAAGAGAATAGCAGAAGAAGAACTAAAAATTGCCCAAAAACGTGTTGATGAAATTCTTAGTATTCAAAAAGAAGCAGAAGAGAAATCAAAGCCTAAAGAGTTAAAAATAATCTCCCTTCAAAGTAATATCGATACATTAAAAGCTGAAATTTCGGAGCTTCAATCACTCGTAGATAAGGAACAAGAAGAAAATAACGGCTGGTCTCCAAACGCATGGTTACTTAAAGCAAAAAAAGGTCAGCTTTCCACCAAAGAAAAGGAAATAAAGTCTTTACAAGGCAGTGGGATCAGCAAAAAGGTAGAGACTAAAACAGATAAAGCCTTTTGGACAAAGCAAAAAGAAGATGCGACGAAAGCACTAGATTCAATCGCTTCGTCTCAAAGGAAGTTGATGGACGCAGGGAACTTCAAAGGAATAGATTCTGCTGTGGTGAAATCCTATAAAGAAAACGCCAAGAAGTTGAAAGAAGCCGAAAAAGAATTGAAAGTCTATGATTCATCTTCCAAGAAGGATGACCAAGCGAAAAAGCTGCGTGAAGAACAGGAGAAATATAAACTCCTGCTAGATAAGCAGAATAGAGAGCAACAGCGTATGAAAGAAGACTCTGCAAACCAACTAGAGCAGCTTGAAATAAATAAGCTTAAAGAGAGCAGTGAAAAGGTTCTAAAACAAAGGGAGCTCAATCATAAACTAGAATTACAGGCTATCGATCGCGAAGCTGAAAACAAAAAGTTAAAAGTGATTGAAGATGCTCGTTCCGCCTTTGATGCTAATCCTGAAAATAAAGATAAAATCTTCAATGCAGAAAAATATGTCAAGTCAGAGCCGATAATTAAAAGATTTGCCGAAATTGATAATGATACTCAAAAAGCAAAGGAAGTTACAAATACTAAATATAATCGTGGAGATGATTTATCCGAACTGTTGAATCAGTATCAGGATTATACAGATCAACGTCTTGCAATTGAGAGAAAGTTCAATGAAGATATTGCTACCCTGCAGGAACAACGAAAACAAGCAGTAAAGAATGGAGATACAGATCAAGTAGAACAGATTGATCGTTCCATAGCCCAGGCGACAAAAAACAAGGGAATGGAATTGATGGGCCTGGATTACGATAAGTTGAAAGAGTCTCCGGAGTATGTTCGTGCATTTGAAAATCTGAAAGAAACGTCTTCTGAAACTCTTAATTCTCTGCTGACTCAATTAGAGAATGCAAAGAGTACGGCTGCCAAAGTTCTTTCTCCGGACCAGCTTCGCGAATATACTAGTACTATTCAATCAATTATGGATGAATTGGATTCACGTAACCCGTTTCAATCATTATCTGACAAGAAGAAAGAACTAGCAGAAGCAGAGGAAGAGTTAGCTAATGCGCAAATTGAATTAGAAAATGCTAAACAGACTCAAGAAGCTGTAAAAGGTGGTGCTAAGATTGAAAATGGTGTCAAGTCCTCTAAATTCAACGAAAAGACTGGTAAAATTGATTCCACAAAAGCTTATCTGACCGAAGCACAGGCTTTGGATAAAGTAAAAGAAAAGACTTCGAGATACAATGAGGCGAAAGATAAGGTGGTACAGAAGGATGCTAAGGTAAAGAAAGCAGAGAAAGATGTAAAAGCACAGTTAGATGAATTATCAGACGCATTAACTGATGTTGGAAAATCAATTGGTGGACCGGCTGGTGAAATTATCTCATTGATTGGTGAAATAGGGACCTTTGCATTGACTGCTATGAGTGGTGTTGAAATGGCAGCAGATACATCGGCTAACGCTATCAGTACAGTTGAGAAGGCATCTGTTATTCTTGCTGTTATTAGTGCAGTAATACAGGTAGCGACGAAGATTTTCAATATGTTCACTAAGGATGATACGACCGAGAAATATGAAAAGGCAAAAGAAACATATGAATCCTACATCAACATTCTTGATCGGGTAATTGAGAAGCAGTTAGAACTAGCAGAAACTCTTACTGGAGATACTGCAAACGCTGTTTACGAAGCTGCTATTGCTAATATTAAATTGCAAAGTGAAAATGCAAAAGTATTAGGTCGGCAGTATCTAAATTCTGGTGCTTCTGGAAAGTCACATTCAAAGGGTTATGATGAAGTAGATGATATGTCCGGTGAAGGGTGGAAACAGGCTGCAAAAGCATTAGGAATGTCTGTTGACGAGTTCAAAAAGAAGATGGGTGGTCGTATGACTGGTTTGTTCGATTTAACGGATGAACAACTTGTTAAGTTACAATCGGACGCCGGCATATTTTGGTCTCAACTAGATTCAGACACGCAGAAATTTGCCGATAAAATCGCAAATGGTGTCGGACAGGTTGCAGAGGTATTGGAACAACAAATTGCTGATACAACTCTTATTGATTATGCTTCTCTTCGTTCTGACTTTCAAGATCTACTAACAGACATGGATGCTGATAGTGCTGATTTCGCCGACAATTTCGAGGAATACATGAAGAATGCTATCGTAAATTCTATGCTTAAAGAAGAATTCATGGACAGCTTAATGGCTTGGAGAGAAAAACTTAACAATGCTATGGATGACGGTATGACTGAAGATGAGTATAATGCACTGAAGGCAGAAGGGCAACAGCTCTCTAATGAAATGAAAGCAAAACGAGATGCAATGGCAGAAATGTTCGGCTGGAATGATAACGACGATGAGCGTGAGGCATCAAAGAAAGGATTTGCTTCAATGTCGCAAGATTCAGCCAACAAACTAGATGGAAGCTTTGCTGTAGTGACTTCGCATACCTATTCTATAAATGAGGAAGTTAAGAGTATTAATTCAGGAACAGAGAAAATAGCAGAGAAACTGTCATATCTCATAAATATGGATAAGAATATGGCTGAAATGCTTCGGTGTAATGATACTATTGTTTCCTATTTATCGGATATCTCCAATTACACATCTAACCTTGTGGAAATAAGAGAGTTCATGTACGCTGTAAAGCTGGGAATAGACACGTTAAACACTAAAGGTATAACACTTAAGCGATGAAAGGGCAATTACTAATAGACAGAATAGATGCTTATATCAGTTTGGGTATATGTATTACAAAGGGAAGTTATAATAACCTGGTAGCATTTCCAGCCATGAAGGAACCGGACAAGAATGATTGGCCAGAAGAAGACGGACAGGAATTTGATCTTTCTAGTCCTACATTGGATACGGCTGAAGTAAGCATTGAGTTTGCATATATAGGCAGTTTGGGTATTGGTGGACTGATTGATATACTTTCTGACTTGAGTTATCATGAATTTTACTTTCCCTTAATCGGCAGGAGTTATAAGTTACGTCTGTCTTCCCAAAGCAACTATGTTATTAATCCGGGCCTTGAAGTTGCTAAATTTATTTTTAGTAACGACTTCCCCCGAGAAGTCGATTACGAATACCAGGAGCCCGTAAATAAGCTTCCAATGCCTAAGGTTACGAGATTGATGACAAAGACTTATCCGATTATGGCGTAGTCGTATTGCAAGGTAGCAATGCTGAAATACTAAAGGCTCCGACGGTAAAAAAGAACCTATTACAGAATTTCAAACGTCAAGATGGAGCAATCTATGACGGTGAAGTTGTGAAATTCCAAACCAAAGAAGTATCTCTCAAATGCCTGATGCGGGCCGGGACGATTGAAACGTTCTGGCGTAATCGCGATGCCCTACTCTATGATCTCACAAAACTGTCTACTAAGACAGATAATGAAGGATATGAGTATTCCGATGCGGAACGTATATTTTATTGTGATGAATGGAGTGAAAGCTATCCCTGCTATTATAAGAGTTGTCAGACGAATGATTTCATGCTAAATAACGGTGTATGGTGGGAGTTCACTTTGAAACTCGTATTTACCAGCTTCCGGATCGGAGAAACGGAGTTCTTGCTTTCATCCGAAGCGGGCGAATTTATCATAACAGAGGACGGAGAGTTTTATATAGATTTAAATTGATTTGCTATGCCATTAAAGAAGAAAAAAATATCAGAACTGAACGAAGCCAGCGACATGAAAGGCTTCTTCACTATCGGCTACCGAGTAATCAACGGAGTTAAGACTAGCCTTAAATTTGGTTTAGAGAAGATTCAGACTGCCTTGGATAATATGCTCAAGGCTACGAGTGATGCAAAAACAGCTACTACCGATATGCGGCAATTAGAAGCAACTGTTGAAAGCAATGAATCAGCCCGTGAAACAGCCGAATCCCGTCGTAATGCTTCCGAACAATCCAGGCAGACAGCCGAAACGAATCGTTCCCGTGAAGAGCAAGCCCGGGAAGCTGCTGAATCAGTGCGTATCACTAATGAGAATGCACGTAAGACCGCTGAAACAGGACGATCTACTGCGGAAACTGCACGGGATAATGCAGAAAAGAAACGTGCTACCGCTGAAGGTACACGAGAAGCTAACGAGCAGGTTAGAAAAGATTCCGAAACAGGAAGAAGAACAGCAGAAGCCGAGAGAGTAGCTTCCGAATCAGCACGTAAATCTGCCGAAACTTCCCGTGTGTCCGAAGAAGATAAAAGAAAGACTTCCGAAACAGAACGCGTTACGGCTGAAACCGGACGTTCCTCTGCCGAGAATATAAGAAAGCAAAATGAAGATGCGCGTAAGTCGGAAGAAGCGGCCCGCGTAACTGCTGAAGGTAAACGGGTAATTGCTGAATCCGGACGTGTTGATACAGAAAATAAACGTGTCTCGGATGAACAAACACGTAAAAGCAATGAAGATGCACGTAAGACCGCTGAAACAGGTCGTTCTTCTGCTGAATCGGAACGTGTGAAGGAAGAAGATAAACGGAAAACCGCTGAAACAGGTCGTTCTACCGCTGAATCTACCCGTGTTTCTGCCGAGGATAAGCGGAAAACAGATGAAGCGACAAGAGAAACAAATGAAACCTCGCGTGTGGCTGCCGAATCTAACCGTGTTACCGTCGAATCCGAACGTGTATCTGCCGAAGCAGCCCGCAAGTCAGCGGAGACAGGCCGGGTATCAGAAGAAAACAAGAGAAAGGCTGCTGAAACTTCCCGCGCTACGGCTGAAACTTCCCGTTCGTCAGAAGAAGACAAGAGAAAGCAGAATGAAGATGAGCGTAAAACTGCGGAAGGTACTCGCGGATCAAATGAGTCTAAGCGTATAAACGCTGAAACGGAGCGTGTCGAAGCAGAGTCTCAACGCAAGTCAGAGTATGCCGGTATTGTGCAGGAAATGACGCAAGCAACAGAAGAAGCCACCGGACAGATTGCTCTTGTCAAGCAATTAACAGATGATGCGAATGCAGCTAAAAATGCATCTGTTGAGCAGACGGCTCTTGCAAAGAAAGCTACAGATGCGGCTAATACTGCGGCTGGTAGTGTTAATGCAGCTAAAGATGCGGCTAATACTGCGGCTGCAGGGGCCAATGCTGCCAAAGCTGAATCAGAAGCTCAAACCGCCTTAGCGAAGAAAGCGACAGATGAAGCAAATACAGCCAAGGATGCATCTGTTATACAAACAGGGTTAGCAAAGAAAGCCACTGACGATGCGAACGCTGCTGCATTGGCGGCTAACAATGCGGTTTCAGGAGTTGACGCAAAAGTGAAAGCTGCAGTTGATGCACTCGTTGCCGGAGCACCGGATGCTCTCGATACACTGATTGAGTTAGCGAACGCCCTGAACAATGATCCGAACTTTGCGGCTACAATGGCAACAGAGTTAGGAAAGAAGCTCAATATAGCTGATATTGTTAATAATCTGACAAGTGGAGGGACTAATAAAGTGCTTTCTGCCGAACAGGGAAAGGCATTGAAAGCAGCTCTGGATACACACAACCATGATAGCAGATATGAACTGATAATCACTAAACTTACCGCCTTTAACAAGAATTTCGGTACGACTGCCGGGACTATATGCGAGGGTAACGACGCCCGGTTAAGCAATGCAAGAACTCCGTTAGCTCACACGCATAAGAAAGCGGATATCAGCGACTTCCCAACCTCCATGCCGGCAAGCGATGTACCTGCATGGGCGAAAGCTGCAAGTAAACCTAGTTATACAGCAAGCGAAGTAGGTGCATCTCCATCTAATCACAATCATGCAGGTACATACGAACCTGCATTCACTAAAAACTCTGCCTTTAATAAGAATTTTGGTAGTGCAGAAGGAACCGTATGCGAGGGAAATGATGCCCGGTTAAGTGACACACGTGTACCGAAAGCGCATACTCACAAGAAGTCTGAAATAAGTGATTTTCCAACTTCGATGCCAGCAAGCGATGTACCTGCATGGGCGAAGGCTGCAAGTAAACCATCCTATACAGCTTCCGAAGTTGGTGCGTCTCCGTCGAATCATACTCATACAGGGGTCTATCAGCCAGCAGGAAGTTATGCAGCGAGTTCGCATAAACACGGAGCAACGGATATAACTCCTGATGGTACTCACCGCTTTGTTACTGACACGGAAAAAGAGACCTGGAACAGTAAAGCTGCGGGAAACCATAATCACGATTCAGTGTATCAAACTAAAGGTAGTTATGCTGCTTCATCACATAGTCATGATGCGACGGATATTAACCAAGATAGTACGCATAGATTTGTCACGGATTCAGAAAAGGCAAATTGGGATAGTAAGGCTGCAGGAAATCACAACCACGATTCAGTATACCAACCTAAGGGTAGTTATGCTGCAAGTTCTCATAAACATACAGCGACGGACGTTGAAGAAGATTCGACTCATCGTTTTATGACGGATGCAGAACGTACAAAACTTAGTGGAATAGCCTCCGGAGCTAATAATTACTCTCATCCGGCTTCTCATCCAGCATCAATGATTGAAGAAAGTACTACTAGAAAATTTATGACTGACGCAGAGAAAACTTTACTAAGTTCTCTCGGAACTAATGCAATTCAATCATCTGGTCAAAGTTTCGGACAAAATTCATATATTAAGTTCAATAATGGTCTATTAATCCAGTGGGGAGTAAAGGCTGGAGCTGTAGGATTCTCCTCATTATATCTACCTACAAGTTTCTATGATACGAATTATATCGTACAACTAACGGGAGTATCAGCTAATACAACAGAGATTATAGTGTATGCTCCAACATTATGTACTAAAACAATTTCTTCATTTCAAGTAGGTACAAGGTATATAGCAAGCGGAGGAGAAATAGCTTGGACAGGTTGGCAGTTTACTTGGTTTGCAATAGGACGTTGGAAACTTTAAAAATTATAAATTATGAAATATTGGAAACAAGGATTCTATGACGAATACCAGGAAGGTTCGGTAGAAATTACGGATGAATATTATCAAGAGTTACTGGCTGGTCAATCTACCGGCTTGATAATAACTGAAAGCAAAAAAGGATATCCTATTTTAGTTGTGCACGAGGCTACTATCGAAGAAACCAGATCGCAAAAACTTGATGAATTACGATTGTTCGATTCATCTGAAGCAGTGAATCAGTTCAGTATAAACGGAGTATTGGGATGGTTAAACAAGTCTACACGCGTCGGGCTTATGAACTCAATCAATATTGAGAAAGAAGCCGGACGATCTGAAACAAGTATCTGGATTGGTGATACAAAGTTTGTCTTATCAATCGAAAGAGCTATTGACATATTACAACAGCTAGAATTGTATGCCCTTGCGTGCTATGATACGACACAAAGGCATACGAAAGCTATTCAACAGCTAGAGACAAAAGAAGAAATTGAAGCATACAATTTCAAGACTGGTTACCCGGGAAAGCTAAGTTTCACCGGATAACCGACCGTATAATCATAGTTTTCGATTTCCTCAATTGTCTGCAATGATCTAACTGCTGCGATGTGAGATTGTGTCACATTGTAGCAGTTTAATGCATACATTTCAATCTCATTCAGCATTGATAAAGCGTCAGAAATTGGAATGATATACTTTATAGCATCATACCACAGTACTGTATCTGTTTTACCAGCTTCTTTTTCAATCGAAATTGAGTTAAATAATCCAACACGTGTACTTTTATCTAACCACATGCTTTTACCTAATAAATCAAAAGAATTGACATTAGTCGATTTGTCAAATATCTGTATTTCAGACATTTTCATTTTTCGCACTTCTTCGATGTCGTACTCATATTCTACCAATATTGGGTATCCATCCTTACTTTCAACTATCAGTAAACCGTTAGACTGCCCAGCTAATAACTGATTGTAATACTCTTCCGTAATTTCTACCGAACCTTCCTGGTATTCGTCATAGAATCCTTGTTTCCAATATTTCATAATTTATAATTTTTAAAGTTTCCAACGTCCTATTGCAAACCATGTAAAATCCCAGCTAGTCCAAACGATAGCCGGAGTTGAATTTATTCCACGGGCAAGAATTATAATATATGATTTATTCTTATTATTAGGGTCATAACCCGGAGCATACACAAATGGTTCACTTGTGACGTTTAACCCTGCAGTAAGATAAACATTGTAATTAGTATCATAGAAGCTGGTAGGAAAATACAGGCTAATTGCACCCGTTGCTCCAGCTCTTGTTCCCCATTGCATCAATAGCCCATTTGAATATTTTACATATCCATTTTTTGCTTTTTCATTCCATAGATTTTGTGATTCTAATTGTATAGCATTAGTCCCGAGAGAACTTTGCCAAATTACAAGCAATAAAAGTAATACCAATTTTCTACTAAATCTATCCATAATCAAATTGATGTTATAATATTTCTATTTTCAACGACCTATAGCTATCCAGTCAAATGAACGAGTACTACTTCCTACGGTTATACTATTATCTGCAAGTAGAAACTTTCGCATGACATCTACATAAGATGCTGATTTATTATACGGTAAAGCAGTATATAATGTATGTTCATTAGATACTGTCTCCATCGTAGTCACAAATTGATAGGAGGCATCATGAAAAGAAATAGGGAACCATATAGTTGCACTTCCAGCTGATGAATTAGTTAAATGCCCCCATTGAATTAGTAGGCCATCTTCATATTTTCGATAACCGTTTTGTCCCAAATTTTGCTCTTTAATTTGCGCAGATTTTGTCCCGAGAGAACTTTGCGCAAAAACGATTATAAAAAAGACTACCAATTTTCTACTAAAGTTATACATTCTTATTTCAATGTTATAATTTATTTCATAATTTCCAACGCCCAATAGCAAGCCAATCAAAAGTTTCTTGTGATAATCCAGTACTCCCTCCAGAGGCGTAATTTCTATTAATACAAAATCGGCTAACTGTTTTAGTTGAATCATCAATAGGTGATGCGGAATAAACACCACTGTCAGATGAAGGCTTGTAAACTGTTGCAAATATCTTATAACTTTTATCAAAAAATGATGTAGACATAGTTATGGTGTAGCTAACAACTGAAGAACCTGAAACTTTTCCCCATTGGATTAACAGTCCATTTGGAAACTTACAGTAACCATTCTGTCCGAGGTCCTGTGTCGTAACATTGGAAAAATCTTTCAACGCACAATTTGTTCCGAGAGAACTTAGGTGAATTAAACTACATTTTGAGTGATTTCTTTTAATATTTTCCATTTTGATTTATTTCGTGACAATGCTGTTGATGTTGTGTGTAATATATTATTTTATCAATGATTCGTCTATCATTTCCTTACTTTTATGCCTATTATTCAATACATTTCTATTTGACGTTTATATTTTAGGATATAATTCTAAGGACATGATAAGTTTATATAATGGTGATAAGGAAATAAAAATCGAAGTAAAGGATGAAAGCTACTCTTATGAAGCTATCATGGGAGAAGATACACTCACTTTGTATTTTTCTCATCCGGGGTATATTGAAATTCCGGTTGGCTCCTGGTGTGATTTCTACGGAAAACGGTATTCCCTCAAAAAAGACAGCAATTTCAAGAAGAACGGTGAACGTAACTTCGAATACACTCTGATTCTGGAAACTGGGAAGGCTGATGCTATGCTGTGGAAAGTACGTCATACCGTTGACAGAAGCATTAAATTCTCATATACAGCCAAGGCACATGAACACCTACGTCTACTCGTTGAGAACCTGAACCGTCGGAGTACCGGTTGGAAAGTCGGTGATTGCATTGAGGGAACGGAAAAAGTAATCAACTACAATCACACCTATATTCTTGATGCTTTCAATCAACTTGCAGAACTATATGAGACAGAATGGCAGATCACTGAAGAAACGGTTGAAGGAAAACAAATTAAGACTATCCATCTGCGTAAAGTTGAGTATAACAAGGAGAACCCTTTGAAACTGTCGTATGGTAAAGGCCACGGCTTCAAGGTCGGTGTTGGTAGGACTTCTGGGGATATACCACCCGAAATAATTTTGGTAGAAACTACAGATCGCAATATTGATTATTCTACATACGGATCTAAATACCTGTTACTTCCAAAGAATAAGACTCTTGTTTACGAAGGGAGAACGTATAAGACAGATGCGGATGGAACTTGTGTCATGCGTGCTGATAAAGAACTTACAACAGCAAAGGAAGATAGTCTGGACTGTACAGCTATTTATCCTTCCCGTGTTGGTACTGTTAGTTCTGTTATTGAAGTGAACAAGGAGAATAACTTCTTTGACTTTGTAGATAAAGACATTCCTGAAGAGTTGAATTTCGAAGATTGTCTCATAGCAGGAGAAACAATGACGGTTATTTTCCAGACTGGTATGCTTACAGGCAAGGAGTTCGAAGTAAAGTATATCCATGAAGCGAAAGACAAGAAAGAGGCACGTCGATTTGAAATTGTTCCGCAGGAAATTGATGGTATTACTATGCCAGAGCCGGAAGTCTGGCGACCGAAGGTTGGTGATACATACGCAGTGTTCGGAATGCAATTGCCGAAGGCTTATATCTGTAACGATAGCACACAAACGGGTGCGAGCTGGGAAGCTTTCAAGGAAGCTGCTAAATACCTCTATGAACATGAAGATAAAGCATTCATATTTACCGGGACATTGGACGGTATTTGGGCTAAAAAACGCTGGTTGGAGATAGGCGGAAAGATTGTGCTAGGTGGATATGTAAACTTCTCTGATACACAGTTTCATCCGGAAGGTTCTCTTATCCGGATGATTGGAATCAAACGTTTTGTGAATAATCCGTATTCACCCGAAATTGAATTGTCTAACGAACCGATAGGTACGTCTGTGTCAAGTGATCTGAACAAGATAGAAACTAACGAGGTGACAGTTATTGAGAAGCATAAGGACGCTTTACAATTCACTAAACGTCGTTTCCGTGACGCAAAGGAAACGATGTCTATGCTTGAAGATGCACTGTTGAACTTCTCCGGCTCCGTCAATCCGATAACCGTTTCAACCATGCAACTGCTTGTCGGAGACGAAAGCTTGCAATTTCGTTTTGTCAATTCAAAAACGAATCCGGTTCAGGTATCTCATAATATTACTTTCAATACAAGTACAAAGATACTGAACGCTCCGGCAGGAATCCTTCAGCATTTGACACTCGGTATTAGTTCTCTTTCTTCTTCTCATAAGGCAGATGAATACAAGTACTGGGACATGGCTAACTATGATTCTCCGGTACTCATTGACCCGGACAAAAAGTATTATCTATATGCTAAAGTTGGCAAGGAGAATCAAGCCGGAACATTCCTCTTGAGTGAAACAGCTATTAAAATGGAACAGATAGCTGGATATTATCATTTACTCACCGGAGTGCTTAACAGCGAGTATGAAGGTAGTAGAAGTTTTGTTCAGCTATACGGATTTACTGAAATTCTGCCGGGCCGCGTAACAACAGAAAGAATCCTTTCTCCGGATGGTGATACATATTTCGATCTAGTAAAAAGTGAGATCGGCGGTAACATTCAAATAAAAGCAGGTTCTTCCGGATTGGAAAATCTGTCTGAATGGGAAGCTGCTCATCAGGAAATAAAGGATGCAGCTAAAGCGGCCAAGGATACTGCTGATTCAGTGGAAGGACTTCATAATTATGTAGATGGAGCCTTCGCTGACGGAATTATAGACGAAGCAGAAGCAAAAACTATTGAAAAGTATATCAATACTGTCAACAATACCAAACAAGCTATCGAAGCAACTTACAATAAACTCTACACAAATGTTTATTTATCCGGTCCTGCAAAGATTGGTTTGCTCAATGCTAAAGTTAGCTTAATGGGGAGTATTGAAAGCCTGATTAATACTATCAATGCCGCAATTTTCGACGGATTTACAACATCTGAAGAAAAGAAAGACGTGGATAATAAATTCACTCTTTTCAATTCTGCCTATGCTGATTTTAATACTGCTGTTGAAGCCGCTAATAAGGCTATACAGGACAAGCTAAAGGATTATTCGGATGAAGCACTGAAACAGGCAATGCAGGCTTTAGAGGATGCTGCGGATGCTGCTAAGGCTGCGCAGGATGCTGCAACATCAGTTGAAGGCTTGCATGACTATGTAGATGGCGCATTTGCGGATGGCATTATAGACGAGGCGGAAGCTAAAGCGATTGAGAAATACTTAAATACAGTCGGAAATACGAAATCTGCTGTTGAAGCTACATATAGCAAACTATATGTGAACGCTTATCTGGAAGGCTCTGCTAAAACAGATTTACTTAATGCCAAGGTTTCTTTGTCAGGTGCAATTGACAATCTTATTGCTGCAATAAATACAGCTATTGCAGATGGACAAACGACTATTGAGGAAAAAAAGAATGTAGATGATAAGTTTACTCTATTCAACTCTGCTTTAGCTAGTTTCAATACAGCCGTTGAAGGAGCAAACAAAGCCATACAAGACAAACTGAAAAGCTATTCAGATGAATGTACAGCTGATCTGAAAGTGCTCAATACTCAAATCTCCGCACAAGTAACTCGAGTTGACAGCCTGACGCAGCGGATAGATACTGCCGGGTGGATAACGACTTCCGACGGTAATAAGATATATGCTTCTAAAGAACTGGAAAACGGTAATACGCTTATATCTTATATCAACCAGGCGGCCGGAGAGACTACGATTCACTCATCTAAAATTAATTTGGAAGGTGCTGTTACAATCACCGCACTGCATAGTGATCTGCAGACAATGATTAACTCCAAGATTGATCGAGACGGATTGGGTAAATTGGCATTTGAGGATGCAGTTGAATATGCAAAACTTGGTACTACCATTGTTGTAGGTGGATATTTGAATACTGACTATATCCGTGTGAAACGTATTGATGCGGACGGCGCAAAGGTTGGAGGATTCACTATTGATAACGGTCGGTTAGTCTGGAAAGCGGGTGATTATTTCGGGGATATTTCCCGCAGTCTGAAATTGGGATATAGTACCACCTCGAAAGAAGGTGTAGTGCATGTTACTTTCAATCCAGCCACGGATGGTAATTTCGGTATTTCCGCTATTGGGGCTGGTTTTGGAGGAAGTGCTGCTATTTATGGTTCTACCAATCTTAAGACTCCTAAATATCCCGATAATTACATTTATGCGGGTTTCTTCGATGGCAACGTAAGGGTACTAGGAGATGTAACGGCAAATGGATTCTTTCCGAGTGATGGCAATGGGAGTTATTGGTCTGTTATTTCAGATAGCACAATTACACTTTTAGATCCTTCTACACGAGGAAAGACTTTGCATATAGTAAAAGGGTTAATCGTTGAAATAAAATAAAAATTATGAAAGTAAATCTAAACAGAAACTTACTCGACTTTAGAGGTCGGGAGTTTGTCGAATTGGTGAATGGTAAGGAAAGTAAGAAATCTCTTCGTGATTTGGTGGCAGAGGCATTATTTGCAGCAGGCTCTAATCCACAGAAGAATATGGAAACTTCCAAGAAATTACGAGCATATAAAATGCTACAACAGATTATTAACAATCGTGGAGTACTTGATATTGAAACGGAAGATGCTGCTCTATTAAAAGAAATTTGTGGAGAGTATCTTACTGCAGGTACATACGGACAAATTTATGATTTAATAGAAGGAGGAAACAAGGAATGAACATCACAGCAACTAACAGTACTGCAACAACTAAGGTTACAGACACTATCAGAGTTAAATACAGAATGTCAACCCGTGGTACCGAAGCGGTGAAAGATATTACTGCCGAGATTGTCAAAGATGAAACGACTGTCGGCTTCTTCAATATTTCTCGAAATGGAGTAACTGGATTCTCGCTACATGAGGATCATGGGCTAACCTCTGGCGAAGTGAAACAAGTATTTCAGACAGCTATTGATGATTGTAGCGAGGTATTAAAATAAAGTATTAATATTTTAGATAAAAATGATAT